TCGGTAATGTTTCTTATAACCTTATCAAAGAGTTTCAAAGGCTAGATGTTGAGTTGGGCTTATTCCCTACAGGGGGTAATGTAGATCTTGCTGCTTTCGATATCGGTGAAAATTTAAAAGAATATATCCAAAATGCTATAAACGAAAGATGGAGTTTCGTCGATAAAGAGATTCCATCTTTGAAACTTTGGCATTTCAATGGATCTGAAAATAGAAAAAATAAAGATCAACATTTGTTTACTTTCTATGAGTGTAGTGAGCCTACTAAAATCGAGAAGGCTACTTGCGCGGTTCAAGATTCTACAATTTTCTCCTCAACATATGCAAAAGATATGTTTGAGAAGGAAGGTTGTGACAACACCCATTTCATACCTTTAGGCTTTGATGAGGAGTTCAAAAGGACTGATAGAAAATACCTAAAAGATATTGTCCATTTTGGCCTTATGGGTAAATTCGAGAACAGGAAACATACCAAAAAAATCATCCAAACTTGGTTGTCTAAATATGGTAATGATCCTAAGTATCAACTGTCTTGCTGCATAAATAACCCCTTTTTCAAGCCAGAGCAAATGCATGGTGTTTGGCAAGAGATTAAAAAAGGTAAAAATTACAATAATCTTAACATCATACCTCATCTCGATAAAAATGCAGAAGTGAATGAGTTACTTAATGCTATAGACATCGATCTGACTGGTCTTTCTGGCGGCGAAGGTTGGAATTTGCCAGCCTTCAATGCTACTTGTTTAGGTAAATGGAGTATCGTATTAAATGAGACCTCTCATAAAGACTGGGCCACAAAAGATAATTGTATTTTGGTTGAGTCTACGGGAAGATCCGTTCCTAGTGCGGATGGTATGTTCTTCACTAAAGGGTCCGACTATAACCAAGGCGATTTCTACGCTTGGGATGAGGAAACTGTATTGAAAGCCATGGAAGAAGCTGAAACCAAAGTGGGACAAATTAACACAGAGGGGGTCAAATTAGGAGACAGTATGACTTACAAGAAAACAGCTGAAGCTATTTTAGCCCTTATTTTTAAGGGAAACCAAACTGGCACAAGTTGTGTTAAATAAATTATAATTATGCCCATTTATGTTTATAAACACCCCGAAACAAATGAATACCATGAGGTCTTCCAAGGGATGCATGATGAGCATATCTTTATAGATGAATTCGGGATGCAATGGGGTAGAGTATACCTTGCCCCTAACGCTTCCATAGATAGCTCTATAGACCCTTTTAATAAGCAGCAATACATCGACGCTACTTATCACAAGAAAGGCACTGTGGGCGATATGATGGACTACTCAGCGGAACTCAGCTCTAAACGAGCTGAACAAGCTGGGGGTGTTGACCCAGTTAAAGAAAAATTCTATAATAATTACGCAAACGAGCGGAATGGGACAGATCATCCAAATAGAATTAAAGAAAAAGGGGATCAGAGTAATCAAGTAAACGTTGATTACGACTAATAATAAGTTCCGCTCAGTTTGAGACCTTTATTTTGAGTGACTTGGAACGTAAAATTTGCGTCAAAATTCATTCTTCCGTTTATGTCCATAGAATAGTTATAAGATCCTAATTTGGCATCTTCTATTCTGTAGATCATAGATTTACCGCTTGCTTCTAAAGTCAAATCAAATTGATAAAGCTCGTCTGAATTCAACACTCCCGTCATAGCCCCGCTCTCAAATCCAGAGACCTGAGAAGAAACAGAAAATGTGCCATTGGCTGGGAACTGTCTTTTTCTCCCAAAGGCGTAGTCATTACCTAGTCCATAAGCAGAAACCCTTGGCATAGATACGTTCATATTAACAGATTGAACTAGATGTCTCCCTGAGATCTCTTGCCCTCCGACTTGTAAATTCTGTAATGTCACATCACTACCAGCATTTGTTGGATTGACAATAGGAGGAGCTTTTTCTAGAGCGGCTGTAGATAAATTTTTAGTAAAATTAAAGATACATCTCCCCACATTATCGTTATTGCCTCCAGTTAAATTTATAGCTGGCTTTTCCATAGAAGTCCCTGTTAGGTGATCAAATACAGCATTAGAACAAACATAAGAAGTATTTACTTTAGGAAGATCTCCTACAGCGTAGCTTAAACTGTATGATTCTGGGAAACAATTTCCAAAAGCAATAGCATCATCGCCATTTAAATCGAGAATAGTATCAAATGAGGTGAGAGAATTATCTAAAAAAGATTCTTCTTGATTCTCACTAAAGAATACATAGAAATTATTAGAATCGTTGACCTCACTAGCATTAAACATGCTTTGAAAATTATTCGTAGGAGAAGTATCTAAAAATCTGCCTTGGACTTCGTTAGAAAAATTAGGTTCTGGAATATAACTTATATTTAAACTTACATCAGGTTGATTATATATTTCGTTAGCTGCTAGATCTTGAGAACCAATTTGTTTTGATTGTTGCCTAGAATAATCAATAGAATAATCAAACGTCTGAGTTATTTTATGGATCATGACATTATCATCCCCCTCTGACCAAGCTGTATAGAAATCTTGAGCTGCTATAATCGCATTATTACTTTTTATTATATTTCTAGCCATATTAAGTTCCTGTTGGAATTACACCCATAGGGTCTTCTTTGAGTTCTACACTTAACGTATTAGAATCAACGTAGTTCCACGTATGTGTCCACTTCGGGCTATAGTAAACTTTAGGTCTGTTATAAACAGAAGGGATTTGATGTTTAAATCTACGATAACCACCTTTATTTTCCAAGAAATGGATCATAGTTTTCAACTGCTTGTCAGGTATATTATTAAAGCTATAATTCATATCAAATGTCGCAATATTATTGTTAGTCTTAAACCTTTGAGTGAAAGAGTTTTTATATTCTAATTTATCAGCTTTAATTTTCACATCATTTTGAGTTTCGATGTCAGGCTCAAAAAAGAAATCTTGAGTCCACATTGAATCTACTCCTGTGGGAGAATTCGATTCTGTAGAACTATGATCTCCAGTGCAGTAGTAGAAATTATCTAACTTGTTTTGATTTATTCCTGTATATGCAATATCATACTCCTCGTAAGAAGTGGAGTAGTTATAATCATCGAATTCTAAGTTAGGGAAACATCCCATTCCAGACCATTTTAGCAAAGTCGGGGCATGGTCTACCGTTAAGCTTGTCGCTACTTCGAAGTGCTGATTATTAATAAAATTAATTGCATAATTATCACAAAATCCACTAACTCTTTTATATACACCTAAATTATCTGGAGTAAACCCTATGGGTAAATATCCAGATTGAGCTTCGAAAAAGTTAGCTAGTTTTCTAGCATTGGTTTCATTAACTTCATATTTTAAAGAAAATCTTGCCACTAAGCTATCTACAGATAGAGGTATTAAATTATAATAAAAATCATCAGTGACATAACTATGATTATTAGCCTGAAATTCTACTGTAGATCCATAAACTGGTGTGAGACTAAGATGAGAAAGTTCTGATGGAGAAACTATTCCACTAATGTTGCGGTCTCTGTTATAAAATAAGTCTTCGCTCATGAGTGTCCAATGTAGTTAAGGGTTAGTCTTACGGAGCCGTCAGCGGAAGCGCTAAGTTGTTCAGATACTAAAGAAGCGTTTGGGACGGTCAATGTTTGTAAATTATTTCCACCTCTCCCTTTAACAGAAAAAGATAGATTTTTGTCTGACCTACCCTCTTCGAAGAAACTAAAGCCACTCGCTAAAAAGATATCATCGACATCTATCTGGACAGCCGCCGAATACTCTATAGGGTTTATATGTTTTACCTCTACAGGAGTTTCTGATCCTATAGTATAATAGGGAATCTTGTTTATAGACAAAGAATAATCGAAACCTAAAACTCTATTAGTTGTGCTATGATCACATGTCGCAGTTATAGATCCTTGGCTTGGTATATCTATATTAGTCGAAGTCGTTCCTGTCGCATTAACTCCGCTTTTCATTTCATCATAAACAGTAAAACTAGCATTAACTTTCGGTATAGATCCTACTGCACAGTTCACAGAATAAGACTCTAAATAACCACTTTCAAAACCGTAAGAAGAATTATTATTATAATTGAAACTACCCTTCATTACCTCTGATGCTCCAGTAAAATCTAAAACTGGATCATTATACATCAATGACCTAGAAAAAGAAACGCTTTGCTTAATAGCCCCCGCTACAGTAGTCACTCCCCGAACTGAACCCAAAGGTTTAGTTACATTAGAAGCGCTCTGATATCCGATATCTAGAGAATTAACTCCAGAGAGTTCTCTGGCCGAAGGAGTCCCATTTTGTCCCGATATAAAGAAGTGACAATCGTAATTTAGTGTTGTTCCGTACATTATGCTCTAGCTTGTCTTAGTGATCCCCCCAACCTCTTCTCGTCGTCTATGACTTGTTTAACTACGTCCTTTATCTTAGTCGCTAATGAGGTCTGCTGATCATCCCCGTTCCCTTGAGAGTCAGATGATCCATCAGAGTTAACAGTGATATTAATTACAGTCTCTCCAGCATTATCAGAAACAGATATAAGCTCATCAAGTTTGCTCACTACGTCTTCAGAGCCTCCACTTGCTCCTGAATTTAAAGCGTTTAGATTTCCTGCGCCTATCTTCTGAGTTGCAGCAGCGTTCATGACGAACTCACCACCAGATAACATAGAAGGTACAGTATCTACTCCAGCCGCATTAGGTATAGCGCCTCCTGTAGCTTTTTTTTCGGGTAACCCCGACCACCCAGCGCTTCTGAAATCATTGCTCGCCCCAAAATCTTTTAGCTCGGTTTTAGATGTCAGATCGACTAGGTCTAATCCTTCAAGGGGGTTCCAAGTGGATGCAGTAGCCTTTAGTGACGAGCCAGAAGAAGGGAATGTCGGTCTTTGGCTAGTAAAGCGAGTTTTTGTGATGTCCAATCCCTGACTAGCTTTCGACAAATCTGCTTTTGGCCCGAATAAATCTGTAAGACTTTTGAACCCAGTAGCAGCGGCGGCAGCACCAAGAGAATCCCAGAAAGCTTTTTTGTCTTTCTTCTTTTGTTCTTTA